AAACTACCTAAGAAGCCGCCTAAGCCACTTCGAGGGATAGCCCTTCTCCCGCTTCCGGTCCCATGCGCTCCATTGGAAAGTGGAGGTTGGTGCTGACCGCGAGGGAAGAAGCTTCCTACCGCAGTGTTTGGTATTTTTTGTGTTACCAAGTCATCTCCAGGGAGAGTTCCTTGATAAGTATTATTGGTGTTACTCCCCAGAAATCCTTGAGGGCGAAAATCCTCTCCAGGGATGATGGGAGCGGTATCCGTGTAACCCCCTCCAATAATCCATGGCGTGAATACCGGGAAAGCGACGCGTTCAGGAGTACATCGTTCATCGTAGACGGAATTCCCCAGAAAACTCTCTTTAGTGGGGTCATTGAATACTATGGTGTCTGTTTGATTCGTCAAATCCATTTTTACTGCGGTGGGGAGTGAGGTATCTCCGGGTTTTCCTCCAAACACTGTAGTAAGGGAGGAAGTGGTGAGCAGTTGTCCATTCAAATGGAAGTTGACTGCATCTTTCTCGTAATCGAAGGCTATGTTGAAATGGCAATAGGCGGTGCTGCAGTCTGCAATTCCAGACCCTCCTACATTTCTCACTGAACTAGGAACGAACATCCCCACTTCTGTGGGAATCCCGGACGCGGGATTCTTTAAGCCGTCTTGAACATCTGGCCAAGTTTCGGCGATACAAACACTATGACCCCAGGACTTGGTGGGGTCCGTGGTATAAGGCTGGTTTTGTCCTACGGTAGGAGCGATTACAAATTCCAACCCGCTAGTAGCAAATCCAAAGGTACCATTAGGGGAACCTCTGTCTCTCCATCCCATTATCAATCCTATTGTTTTTGAGAAATCCGTTCCTCCGGCTGCAGTGGAGGTGTTCCCGGCTCTCAGACCTGTCGTATTGCTTCCCACGAGTTGAGTGTTGGCGGTGACATAATTCGTTGGTACGGGACCACTATTCTCATTCGCTAAAACTAATTTATACCTATGATAGTTACCCATTCCCGAGGAGTCGCCGGGACGATACAACATGGGCATATACGCCCAAAAATCAAAGGTTACACCCTCCTTGCTATAAAATAGATTGTCTAAAGGTCTAACTCCGTTATAAGGAATGGAGTATTGGGAATAATCGCGAGTTATATTGGGCAAACGAACATAAGAGCCTTTAACATCCTGCCAAGAAGGTCCGCGACGAGCTTGTTCGTCAAACAATGTCCCATTAAAATAGGCTTGACCTACGCCGGATGGGAATACAAAAGGTGTGCTATATCCCACCAACTTACCGTCTAAACGCGTGGACCCTTCTGCTGCATTATTCAGCCCATATAAAATTCCGGAGGGTTCTGTGATGGCATCTGGGTCAAGAAAATTGTAACATATTAATAAATCATCAGATACAATATCATCCGTGAGCGATTTGTAGAGAGGGGTAGTGGCGCTCAAACTTCCCGAAGTCTCGCGGTGGACCCAATCCCCATACCCAATCATATCGACTGCCAAGTTCTCCACTACATTTTCGGGGAGAGAGGCAGGAGCAATAACATACTTGGCTTCGTAAGGAACAATTATCGTATCCAAGTCCTCCGAAAATAAGGTAATGCGCCGTTGTAATCCATAGGGTATATCGCTTCCTTGTAGATAAGAAAAATCATTAATGGGGATGCGAGGTATTTGTTCCCATGTCCCCACCACCGCAATAATATTTTCCGTATTAGCGCCCGTTACAACTTGATTGGTGGAAGTATCATACATGACCTGCTCACCACCTTCCAACGTATAGAAGGTTTTAGTTTTGATATCATCAGGAAGGTCGGCGTATTGTAATTTGTACTCATATGCCTTACCTTTAGGGGGAATATATTTAAAGAAAAGACCTTGTCCTAGGGGGTGAGTACGGTCAGTCACAAAGAAATTATCGCGTCCATATATGGCAGCTATTTCCAGTTGTCTCCTTCTCTTGGATATTTTACTGGAATACACAGAGCCCACGGCTCCGAGTTGAGCAGTATAGGTTTGTACTAAGGCATCAGATGCTCCATATCCGTTGGATAGTATCTCCGAAATATAGCCAGATACAGCCGTCATCTGGGACTGCTTATCATCCTCAAACTGTTGTAACACATCATCGTATTCTAAAAACTGACGAACCCGAGGATTTTCCTCATCAAAAGACATATCCAGGTCGAAAATGGTTCCTACATCATCTTCACCATCCGTTTCAGAGAAAGAAACACCTCTCCCTCCTCTATTGGAGTCATATTGCAAACTCCACATGTTGGAAGAAAGGGGATAAGGGACAATATGAGGAACCTTCTTTGTGCGCGAGTCATAATATAGACCATCTTGAGAAAGCACAAATTGATTGTGTGAGGAAATAGGTGGACCATATTCTAGGTCAAAAGTTGTCTCCAGGTTACCTACGCCAGAGGCTTGGGCGAGAAGCGTATTTAGAATCTTCTGATTTTCTATAAATGGCGCCACAATTTTATTTTCCACGAACCGGGAGTTCTGGGAGACGGCTCGGTCCACGATTCCTTGTACCTCCGCAGGAAGCTCGGTTAGTGACAGAGCTTCTATGTTTAGTTTAGGGTCTGGAAGCTCTCCTTTAGCTCTCCTGTCCATTATATTTTGTATGGAATCCAAAGCGGAATTTATTTCGTCCAGAGAATTCTGCGTGTCATTTCGGGTTTGTTGTAGGTTGCTTATCTGGGTATTGGTGATAGGAGAAAACTCGACTTGACTGGACTCATAATACTTTGTAAGCTCATTCGCCATAGCAGCTACCTCTACAGCTGTAGGGGTACCAGCCGTTGTTCCGGGAACAAAAACGGGAACACCTTGAGGGTTGGTAGACGAATCGTTAAGTATGGAAGCGGAGTTCGCGGCTGCGAGAGCTGGGCTCGACATGGAGGATTGTCTTTCCTGTGCAGATTCCTCTCCCCCGCTATTGACGGTAACCCTTCCAGCTACCGGAGCTCTTAAGGTAGCCGTCCCTTGCAATTTGTCAATTTTCGAATTAGAGTTGGCTATTTCAGTTTCTTTTGAACCCTTATCCACAATAAGAGCATTGCTTAGGCTGGTTAATGACGTAGAAGGCATTAACTTAAGCGTTTCTTCAGTAAAAAGTACCATTATATTATATTTAGGTGGGTGTCCCCTTTAAGGCAAAGTAGGGCATTTGACGGTGCACCTCAGATTGTACCGTAGTATTAAAGGCGGAGTCCAATGCATAAATTGTAGCAGTCAGAAATTGTCCAGGTTTCATTTTTATAGGACCAAAATCTTTCAACAAGTCACTCTGTTCTAAGTCGTAAGTATTTCCAGCGCTGAATCTGAGAAATTTACGTATAGTTCTCACGTCTCCAGGCATTCCCGCTGTGTGTAGGAAGATGGAATATACCCACTCCGTAGTGGAATTAAACCCACCAAACGGGTAATTCCCTCGTAGAGCTAATTCGGTTACAGAAAATTCGGTGGCTGGTGAGGAGGGAGCGAATACCTTATAGAAAGGGGCTGTATCCCATAAAGAGCTGCTGGTCTGTAAATCTAGAAGCATGACCTCCTCATCACTTGCGATGACTCCTCCGGCAATATTTAAATCGTTTAAGGACGTTCGACCATAATAGAGGGAGGACGGGCTGAAATCCTCATACTCCACTCTCACTTTGACGATGGGGCTCGAAGAGAACCCGTTTCTCCAAGGGTCGAAGGCGGGAGAGGGAAAATTCTCCTCCGCGTCGTACATCCTACACTTGAAATCCTCATTGGTATGAAGAATAATGGGGTCATCGTATAACACGTCATTGGACTGTCCGATATTTAAACCATCCCGTGGAGAGGTCCCCTCCTGATTTAGACGGAACTCTAAATCATTTGTACCAGAAAACAAATAATACGTAGCTACGCTTTCTGCGGTTCTAACAAATGGCTGAATTATAACCGAAGAGAAGCTGTAAGTCTGGTACGCAGCCCCCAAGGAGGTATCCATGTACCCGGAAGCCCATATAGGCATAAAAGTAACCCGAGTTATTTGTTTAGGTGGCAAACCCAAAGTCGTATCTGGGTCCTTATTGAGAAAAAGGGATACTGACGAAGAGTCTACATCATATGTTTTGGTGAAGCCAGTTGGGACCGACGCCTTTGTGCCAAAAAAGCACAAAGAACTTCCATAAATCGTTTTTTCTACTACGTGTGTCATCCTTGTGGTGTTGATGTTGGGTTAGAGGACATAGGAACGGTATCTATATGGATGTGTTTGGTTAAAGTATGACCTGCCAAGTCTACTTCGCCGAAATCTCCCTCGATGGTAACCCTACTGCTTTCGATACGAATACCGTCCTGGGTCATAATAATTTTGCTTGACCCGCATTGAAGAGTGATAGCTTTTTGCGCATTTAAAATAATTTCCCCGTGTCCAGTCTCCACAATCATGTCTCCCTGCCCAGCGACATCAATTGAATATCCTCCTTTGCTGGTGGCGGCGACCACATGTTGGATGTGTCCTTCCTTGGTCTGAACTTGTACGTTACCTTTTGCGACAGTAGAAATGGAATCTGGTCCTGCGTCACCCTTAGGGGGATTCGCCGAAGCGAGACTCTGAATCTTTATACCATTATCGTTTTCGTCTATGAGCCGGATAGCCTCTCCTCCCGCTATCGCAGGAGCATCGCTCATAATCAACCTCTTGTTTCCAGCCGTCTTTAATTTAATTTCATCTATTATCCTGTCAGACGTGTCTTTGTGTGTAAGACTTATCGAGTGTCCTGCGGGATGTTTTAAAATAAAAGAATCGGGTAGATTGTTATCCTGATATACCGAGTTTTCATTAGGTATTCCATAGGATGTAATAATGTCGTTGGGTAACGTTCCCATATCATCTATTTCGTGTTTAGGGAAGTCTATGCTGGGTACCGCGAGGGAGTAAGGTTGAGTCTTAGTGCCGGGTACCTGAACGGTGTCGGGAGCATAAAGGCATCCCATCCAGAAATATTTAACAGGGGGGTCAGAATAAGGTGCTTTTCCTACTAGAACCTTGGCACCTATCCCAGGAAGCGCAAAGAATCCATACCCCGCACCTCCCACCGGGGAGACATAGTCACATGGCTGTTCGCCATCGGAAAAAGCTTGAGATTTAACTAGAAGTCTGCCTGAGTGTTCTTCATCTAGACACTGGGTAACTTCTCCAAAGGCGAACCAGGAGTCCTGGGCGTGACCTTCCGAAAATACTTCATTCTCTGTCGGCGTAAAATCTATCCCTACGCCAATGGCATCCATAATAGCTCGCGCGAGAGGATTATGTCCTCCTAACGCATCAATTGCTTCTCTTAAACCTACCCCAGCCATTATCCTTCCTCCTCACTAAACATGTAATCTAACTCTCGTGAATCCTTTAGCTTGGTTAGATTATGAGCTTGGTCCTTAACAATAGTCAGTTCACTTAGGTACCCGTTATTAGGTTCCAAGGTGTGTTTCACTCCTACTATCATATACTGCCCACTCAGCCAATGGTGTTTTCCGCTTGCCTGACGCGAATCGTATACTTGTAAGATTACTCGTCTCGCCAAAAAATCGTCAGCCATCACATCCAACTCAGGTATTCCTAACGTGGTAAGGGTTAAATTCCATACCTCGTTTTGCATTGCTGCTTGGTATTGTTGTTTAGAATCGGCAAGCCGGGACTGTTGAGCAAAATCCGATATCTTGCTGCGTAGATAGGTAAAATCTACTTTTCTTCGGTATATGCGACTTACGTCTTCAGTCACTTCTAATGAGCCGTCCCGATTCACCATAATGGAGGTGTTTTTATGCATATTGTTCCTGCCGTCTATTTCCGCATCAGGAAATAAAATGTTCAACCAGTTTTTATTTCCTATTAATGATGCCAAAACCCTCATATCGGTAGCGCTGTTTTCGCCGAGAACGGCTACTAAGTCTTCATCGGTCTCATAACTCGTTATCAGCTGCGGGAATAACTCTATCAATTCCGCATTAAGTTGCGCCTCTTGTTTCCAATTGTTCTTATCCTGGCTCCACGCTTTTTCTATGCGCATAAGATTTCTTAAATCCCTATTTTCACTAGGAAGAGCGCCACCCGCTAGTAATTGCTGTATCCTAGTGGAGAGACCATCGGAAATAACTAACTCGATGGCATTCATTCTAGACGTGTCGTCACCATCTTTCATCTCCGTGGAACCGAGTCCGAAAAGCCATTCTAGGTTTTTCCATTGTCGAACTCCGTAGTGAGACCCTGCTAGATTCTGAAGTACACGCATATCTCCGTCAAATGTAATGTTAGCTACAATAGAATTATTTTTTCCGTAATCCAAAAATAGAAGGCGATTACCGGCTAAATCAAGATGAGTTTCTGGGAAAGAGTACACGCGTCGAACAGTGTCCTTATTAGCGAATGTGGCTTGAGCCGTGTCGGTATCCGTTATTGCCAGCACCTCGTAATCGGATACAACAAAGTTAGCGTTGCGAGCAATTCCTTCGAATGGTCCTCCAGGACCAAATAGTCTATCCATTTCTGCGCCATCATAACTCGTTAGAGGAATGGGCATAAGCTCGAACTTGCTGGTCTGACCCACATCCATTTTATTCATATTGTCAATCACCGTCCGGAAAGCTTGGGTTATATTGGGGGTAGGTCCATCCGTAGACATAACTATCAATGCATTAGTTGGAGCTTGCGTAGGTAATTTACTTCTAGAATCAGCAGGGGACGTTACTACATAGTTGGCATCATCTACGATGCTCCTTTCTTCTGGAGTGACAACGGCGGACTCCAGCTGTCGTGCAGTTTTCTGGGAATTTAGGTTAAGCGTAGCAAACATAAGCCACTTCCATGTCTCCAAAAGAGGCTCCAACTCTATAACAGGTGGAAAATCTCTTGCGTGACTGTAAGTACGGCTATAATCACTTGGCTTGTGGTCAAATCTTCCGGGTAAAGTATAAGGGTGTTGTGACATTACACTTGAGAACTCCATCTTGGCAAACGTTTTTAAATCACTCTCGGGTATTCCATAAAAATCGACATAGGGTTGCAGTGTGCCCGTCTTGAGATTGAATAGTGGTAGAAGGGGGATGGACCTGACAGCTGAGTCGGCACCATGAGCCTCATTTGGAAACCTAAGCATTGGCTGTAATCCATTGGGGTAACTGCCCCGTAATGTAGTGGGTAAATCGGGATTCAGGGGGTTATATACAATTACCGGAACGTAAGGTAACGCGGGACCCGGCTCAGGTGAATTGATAGAATAAGTGCGCCGTTCTGCCCAAGCCTGCTTCGCAGGTGCAAAAGCGTTTGCTGGTGTCAGGGCGTCTAGTTCAGCAATTGAAAAGCGGTAGCCTGGGTCATTATCAGCGGTAAATCCAGTTATTTGAGGGCGGAAGTCAGGACCGGGGGCATCGGGAGGTCTATATGGCGCGAATGTGTGCTCACCAAGTCGTTTCGGACCTTTTTCGTCTCTATTCACTGCTCCCGGTGATAACCAAATGGGAGCCATTCCCTTGGATATAGCCGTTATCTTCTCATCGTAGGTTAAATCTCTGATTCGTGCTTTGCCTGCGGGTTGACCCGGGTTAAACCTGCCTCCATGTAGGTTGGGGTCGTATACCTCTCCTCCGGACTCATAGGTCCCGTACTGTCCTGATTCGGTTCCTCCCTTGTTTACCCACGTATCAGGTCTACCATCAGTTAAACTGTCAGAGGGAACTAGAAAGAATTTGTTGGTGGCTTGTGGTACAATATTCCACAGGTCGGGTTGGTACAAATAATAATTACCTCCATTAAGCTCTACCGTACCTTCAACATTTTGTATGGTAATCAGGGTGGGAGAATCATTCATTTTGGGGTTACCAGCTTTCCATACAGGTTCATGCCAGAGAGTTGTCTCCGCATTATATCCTGCTCCGAAAGGGAGATTTTCCGCCGGGTCAATATAGAACGGGCTTAGATTTATTGGAGTAAGAGAATCGACAACATCTGAAGCTAAGGTCACCACCAACCCCCTTTGCTTAGTGGAAGGTGGGTAGAAAGCGGTACGGTTTGGCCAAGCTGCTCCAGTCGGGTCTGGGTCTACTGTTCCCGGTCCTGGGGGCGTGGGGGAAGCGTCCTGGATTCCTTCCCATCCAGGTTCCGAGATAACATATAGTTCTCCATCAACTTCAATGTTTTCAATATCAGCTTCAGAAACATTTAGGGCATCTCCCGGCTCTCCAAATTCAAGGGCGCGTGGCCAATAAGGGAGAATACCACGAGGTAGCTCTGCAAAGCCTTCGCCCGGAACGGATGACAAATTGTTCTCTATAGGCGTTGTGAATGGAGCATATCCCGGGTACTGTAGAAGGTCTTGGTTTATGTTTATGTCGAGGGTTTCGTTGGTCTTTATCCACGAATCCTCCTCTCTCATGAGGGCGTCAGCGTTCTCGGGGGAGTCGATAATTTCCGTGGCTCGGCTTAGTTGATTCCGCGCTGTAGTTCCTCCTACTTCTCCCCCTAGGATTACATCTCCGGGTTTCCAAGTAAATCCTAGTTGTTGAAAGACCTGTTTGTATGCCCGATAGAGTATAGCTACGGTTACCTTTCCGTCTTTCCTTAAGTTTAGAGCGGGTTTGCTGGTTACGGGTCGTGACAAGAGTTTCGTTAATTCCGCTCTCACAGCAGGGTCTAGGTTATCAAGTCTCTGCGGCTCGGGTTCCTCATGGGTACCCTCAAACCCGCGAATATTATCAATTTGGTCACCTTTGGCAGCAGCAAGAGCCACGGAAAACACTAAGGAATCTAGTCTATCTGCATACTCTCCCAAATCCACATAAGGCGTAATACTAGGATAAGCTTGAGCGTAGCCTTTTAAAGCGTCACGTAAAATTATAGAAGGTTTTTTTAACGTTTTGTCCGCATTTAGTATGGGGGTTTTGTGGACATGGTCCCTGTGGTTAAACGCTACGCTTTGAGAAGTGAAGGTGAAGGTGTCAGTTAGTCTTAACTCCAGGACTTTATCGGCATTTTGGCGGATTGAATACTTGATATCAGTAAGACGTGTTTTGTGTATTCTGGATAACCCCTCTTCTTCCTCCGTGCCATAACCCCAGCGAATATAAATTACAGGGTTTCGTGTGGGCTCTGCTGTAGCGTCTTCTAAATCGGAGGTTGTAGGGTCCCAGACCTCTCCCGTGGCGCTCTCTACAGCCTCAAGTCTCCTCTGATATCGCGTATTATCTCCGAATATTTTAAATGCAGGCTCTTCAGATGGAAAAACCTGGTCATACCAGCTAAGCAACGCAATCTCTAGCTCTTCCGTAGGGTTTATAATGCGTACGGCAAAATGGGCAGTATTATTCCCGCGAGAGAAGTCTACCTCCAGTCGCTCCAAAAATCCCCTCGTGTTGAGAGGGTCTGACATACCAAAAAATCCGTTCTTTAAAGTCTGGTCTTGTATAGCACCATTCCCACCTTCGGCAGTTGTCCTAAGGTCCTTTCGGTTAAAGGACATATAAACAGCAGCGACTTCGTTGGCATTATAAGCTTTGGTGGTTTCTGGCATTCTATATCGTGGGAATCAGTATTTGGGTCCCGGCTTTTAAATCAGCTTCATAGTCGTAGACATTGTTTGCTTCAACAATAACCCACCACAAAAGCTCATTTCCGTATGCTGCATAGGCTAGCAAATCTGGGCGACCCTCTAACTCATTCGGCACGACGGCGATTTTAGAAGTTTTACTGTCTTGTAAACTTATTACAAAGTTTCGGTATTGCAAAGAACTTCCTATATCTGTTATAGTCTTTCCTCTGTGAGAAACAACGTTTCCTGCAAAAATTTTTCCTCTATCATTACTGATTGCCATTATATTATTCCTCCCGAATCATCATCTCTGGCGAAGGTTGGGAACTCCACGTTACCGTCCCATGGGTCCATAGTACCTAAGGCTAAAACCGAATCCCATCCCGGCAAATCAGCCCATTTTTGAGATTCTCCCCAGAAGCTGCCGTGTACGTTCCTCATTTCTTCCATGGTTAAGCTCACTTTAAGGCGTTGGGAGAATAATGACTTGGTATCGTATCCAGCATCTTCGATGGGTTGGAAACGATAGTCCGTTACTATGCAAGGAGTCCAATCATACATAGCTCCCCATTTTAATTCTACGATAGGAGGACCTTTGACTGGGAACTGGGCGGTGGATATTACCGAGTTCCGTATGTTATTAATAATATACCCAAACATTTTACTAAGATTCAGCCAATTCGTTTGAGTTCCTAGAACAAAAAACAAAAGGTGATTCCATGTTGAATCCATGCGGTTTGGAAAAGGACCGAAAGGACCGTCCTTTACATTGCTGCGTATTTTCTCTTCCAAATCAGGCTTTGCCGCCGTCCTCGGTGCGCCCATGTAGGCTCCGTACATCTTATAATAATCTTCCTCAGTAAGTAAACTCGCTGTGTCTGAATATGTATCATGACCAACGCAATCGGCTAGGTAATACTTTACTTTCTCTATCTCCTCTATTGTCATATCCGGGTTATCACCATTGAAGAGATTAAAAAGGTCAGTCGTGGGTATCATCGATGCCATGTGGATGAGGGTGTAATGAACGTCTACCTTGAATTTTCTCGGTTCAGCGCCTGTCCATAGACGTACTGGCTCATTTCTTAGATAAATTGGGGTGTTGGCGTAATTGGCTCTACGACTTTCTATTATTGTAGGGTTTTCAAAAAAAGGAAGAAACTTAACCGTGTTCTTTGTGGAGTCGGTGTTGTTCAAGGGTGCATAATTGAACCTTAACCCTCCTCTTCTCTCAATCGCTTGATTGAGTTGAAAGCGACCGTATGCTCCCAACTGTTTGTTTTTTAATCCTTGGTCTATAGAACCACTGATTCGCATGGGAGCGGTAGGATTGTCGCCTTTTGTCTGACCTCCAATGCGTGGAGGAGGAGGATATGGAGGTGGCCAATTAGGTTTATCAGACATAATTATTTCCTACCCGCCGTAATTGGTCCCATACTTCCGGCTTGTTCCTGTTCCATCTTTTCTCTCATGAGAACGCGTATATTATTTGCATCATCAGTCATAGTCACTAAGTTATTTACTGCTAACAGGTTTTCTGTTAGAATTGTAGAGATAGCCGCGAGGGAAGTGGACATGGGCTGGGCAGCAGTGGTCTCCCTTCGGAACACCTCGCGTTGCATCTCTAACGACTCTGTTTGCATGGTTAGTTGCTTCTTCTCCAGGTCTAGTTGCCGTGTTTTGAAGTCCGCTATCTCCAGGTCTAGCTTTGTTTGTCTCTTTAGTACGTCTGGGTCGGCGTCTAATTGTCCGAAGCCAGCAACGCCGAGATGTTCCATTCCAATTGCTTTTAACATATCTTTCATCTGCTTCTTCAGCAACTCAAATTGAGTTTCCTTCTCGCCTCCCTCAGACAGGACGAGCCCCGCTCCCGCAGACGCAATCCCATATCCGGCTATTGCCGAACCAAGTCTGGCACCCAGTCCTCGGTCTTTACCTTTGGTTAGAGCCATTACTGCTGCTGCTGTTGCAAGTCCGATAGCCGGAGCCCAGAAGCCTGCCTCTCCTTCTCCGGTAATTCCATCCTTAATGTCACTGAACATCTTCCACAGACCGAATACCCATAGTGCAGTTTTTCCTAAAGTTGACAAGATACCAGCAAAAACTGGTAGCATTCCGCTACGAGTAAGGGATAATAGATGTCCTACACCTACAGCAACTAAGGCAACCGCCCCAGTGTTGAGACCTATGAAGTTTAAAGCCTTGTTCGCCGTGGTCATTCCCAACGCAACTTTCTCAGAAGCGCCTAATGCCTTACGTTGAACCTCCATGGTCATGCTTTGCCATGCCTGGGATATGGATATATTTTTAGTGTCCTCGGCGAGCTGATTAGTTTGAACCTTAACTAGGTCTTGTATATCATTCCCAATTTGTTGTTGCAAAATGAAGTCTTCTGCGGTTATTCCTAACTGGTCTTCAAGAGCTTTAAACCAAAACTGGGAACCTGGACCTCTTCGGGATAACCCACCGATTCTAGTTAGTATTGTCTCAAACTTAGAAACCATCTCACCCAATGATTCCTCTCCAGTAAACTGAACGCCCAACTTTGCTGCTTTCATAAACCCTTCAGTTCCTGCCATAAAGGAGGACACGAATTTAAATGCAGCATCTTGTAGTTCCGTATTTCCTTGAGACATCATAGCCGCGATTTCTTGGGCTTGTTTGGCGGCTTGCGGACCTAATTCTACGGTGGTTTTCATTAAAGCGTCTTTCATGCTGTTGAGAGCGCTTATTAAACCTTCTATCGAATCCCGGTTAGCGGCAGCAGCTCCCACTAGGGAATCAACGAGCTGAAGTGAGGAATCGTTAGTTATACCTAGAGCTTGAGTATTAAATCGGATAGCTGCAAGGGCGCTCTTAGCTCCGACGCCAATTACTTTCAGATTGGCGGCAAATCGTAGAGTGGCATCTGAGAACTCGCTCATACCTAATCCGATAGCGTCATCTAAGGCGTCTAGTGCTTGTTGCATACCAAACGCTCCTTGTCCAAATCTGTTTAGAGTAGTAGCCACACCTTCACTAGCTTTGTTTACCTGTCCTAGGGATTTGGCTAGTTGAGTATTCATGGCTCCAACGTCCCCAAGGATACCCTTCATGGTGAACATGCTGGCGGTTAAACCTACAAGCTCAGCTGTATTCTTTATTACGGAAGTTCTAAGGTCTTCTCTGGATTTACGGTCCTTCTTAGCGCTCGCCTCATCTCTTCTTTCTTTGCGTCTATCTGCACCTGCCCCACGTTGAACATTCGCGGCTCGCAACTCTTCTAGAAGTGCAGCGTTAATGTCTTGTTGGGAGTTCTCGTTAGCCATTATTAAGCCTCTACTTTATGTAGGGCGCGAACGTTTCTTACGTTATACGTACGTATACAGCATTCCGGGTCATCCTTTACGGCAGCTTGTATATCTGAATAGGAGACGCTACCAACTGGAAGGTCTCCAAATTCCTGTATTATTATAGTTCTAGAGCGTGGAGACATCGTCTTTAGGTTTACTCCTGAAATATAGGTATTACCGTTTTTTGCTATCCACTTCGGAGAGGTCATGATTATGAAAGGAGATGGGTCATGAGCATCTTTAGCTCGATAGTTAAAAGTAAATAAACAACCGTCTGGAGAGCGTAGCCGTTTGACCTCTCTCTGAGTCGGTAACTTCTTGGTGGTACCTAAATATTGAGTTTTTTGTTTTCTAGCCATATTTTCTGTCAGAAACGAGTAACCTCCGACTATATTATATATAAAATATAATTGATGGAAGATTCCTTAATACTTAGCG